TGAAATGTTTGCGCAAGAAGTTATTGAAGAGTGTGCAGCATTCCCTAATGGGCAGTATGATGACTATGTTGACTCCATGACTCAGGCCGTGTTAAGATACCGACAAGGCGGATTTGTATCAACTTACTCAGATGATTGGGACGAACCGAACTTTAAAATAGAAAAAGAATATAAATATTATTAGGAGACCTATGATGAGAAAAAGTATGTATTTAACTGGTGGACAAGCCAAGTTAGATAAAAATAAAAATAATAAGATTGATGCACAAGATTTCGCTATCCTAAGAAAAGAAAAAGCAAAAGGTAGAGGCAAAGGTCTTCAAGATGAAAAAATGAAACCAGGTAAAGTAAAACCCGTTAAAGCTGTATTAGGTTTAGCAGCTATGGGTGTGCTAGGTGCAAAATTTTTAAAAGACAAAAAGAAAAAAGCTTCTAAGATGCCAGGCGCAGCGGGAGCAGGCATTATGCCAGGAGAAACTGTTGCTGAACTTTATAAGAAAAAAATGCAAGGTAAAGCTGCAGGAGGAGCTATTGGTTCCTTAGGTGCTGCTGCTGGAGATGCTATGAGAAAATATTCAAAGAGAAGAATTGAAGATATAATGGGAGCTGCTAACAGAGATAGAGGTAAAGATAAAGCTAGAGTTAAGAAAAAAAGGGTTGGTGGACCAGTTCGTAAAGATAGTCCTATGGCTGAAAAAAAAGAAATGCAACCAAAAAGACCTAGAACAAAACCAATGACAAAACCATCTGGAAGACCAATGACAAGAGCAATGATGGGTGGCGGTATGATGATGGCACCTAGAGGAGCTATGGGAGCAATGGGTGGTGGCATGGCTACACCTATGGGTTACAAAAAAGGTAGATCTGTAAAAGTTAAATGCAAACTGGGTAGAAACAAGCCTACAAAAATGTACTAAGGGGGATTTATGTCCCTTAAGGGTTTATTCCAACTTGGGAGACGACTTCTAAGAGGTAAGAAGGAATCAGCGACACCGGCTACCGGACAACAGCAAAAGCTTCTTACATACGAAGGTAAAGCATCTCAAGACACAGGATTAGAATTAGCAACAAAAGAATTAGCAAACCCACCTGTAAAAAGAAATATTACTAAACCACTTTACATGGGTGATGATACTGCCCCTGCTTTTGGTTCTTCTACATATGACTGGGCAATGAAGATCGGTCCAGGTAGATACACAGCTGATGAGTGGTTAAATCATTTAACTTCAACAAGAACAGAAAAGTTTAAAATATTTGGCAAACCTGCTGAGAGAAAAGTGAGGCAAGCTAAATCATTTAAATATGATAGCGGTCCTTTTGTTGGAAAAGAAGTTAGAGTTACACCAGAGGAGTTATTTGATACTAATCTAGCGAGCTTCAATAGCGCAGGTGATTTAACAGGTGGTTTATTATTTGCTGCCAAAAAATTTGGTCTTAAGTTAGATGCAAATGAAGTTGGTAATATGATAAAACTTAATCCTATTAATAGATTAAAACCTGTGGAGCTCGGCACACCTGAAAAAGCATTTACAGATTTAATAAAAAAATCTAAATCAATAAATGCAGAAATCAATACAATTAAAAATAAATACCCAAGAGATTTAGATATAAACGCAAGTTTAGATGATGCATTATATCACTTAAATGGTTTACAAGCAGAAAACATAACTTCCGCAGCTGTCAGATCAAGTGTTACAAGATTTAAAGACGCAGTTTCTAAAGCTAGAGATGGCACAACAATAAATCAAAGTGATTTTAAAAGTTTAAATAAAATTATTGGTGAGCTTGATGAGTCTGCATCTAAGATTACAAATAAATTAAATAAAACGCAATACGGTAATGAGGCTAGTTATACTTTACCTGGTGGTAAAAATTATAGAGAAACTATATTTAGATTAGATGAACCCATACCAACTAATAATAGTCCCTTAACTTCACCATCACATTTTAGTGAACACGGTTCTAATCAAATATATCACGTAAGATTTGATACAAGAGTTACACCAGATGGAAAGAAGGCATTTTTAATACATGAAATACAATCTGATGTAAATCAATCTATTGCGAGAAAATTATCTAAAACAGACCAGCTTGGTGGGGTAAAAAGAGTTAATCCTTTTAATGCTGATATAGAATTAAATTTATTAATAAGCGAAAGAGCAAAACTAAGCACTAGATTAAACCAAGCGTTAGATGCTCAAGATGTAGCTGCAACAAATGCTAATTCAAAATTATTAAATGATGTACAAAAAAAATTAAATAATTTAATCGGTAGAAGATTAGGTAGACAAGATTATTTCCCAATGGTTGAGGCAGATCAGTATGGAGATCATGCATTAAAGTATTTAATGAACAAAGCGGCAAAAGAAAACGTTGACTTTGTTGCAATCGCACCTTTTGAAAGATTAAGTATGAGACAAGGTTATAAAGCAGGTAACGAAAGATTTTATGGTTATGCTAATGGTAAAGGTATTAATGTTAAAGGAACTTCTGTGATGGCTAATGTCATGAAAAAAGCTGCAAGATTTTATGATTCAAAAGCAGAAAGAATAAAATTAAGTTTATCTGATCCAAAAAAACCTTACAAAAGTATTGGTAAAAAAGAAATGACATATCCAGATGGCCATCCTTTAGCAAAAAAGAAACTTGTAAGTATAGTTCATGGAGAGGCTAGTGCTACTCAGGCACCAGGATTAAGATTTATTGAAGATGGTAATCCGAACTTGTATTTTGATGCATTTGCCGTTAAGGTGTCACCATTAATGAAATACACACAAAAAACCTATAAGGCCAAAGGAGGCTTGGTGGTGGATATGTTTAAACCAATAGGGTATGATAAAGCATGGCTATAGAAAAGAATAACGAAATCATTGAAGAAGAGGATAAGGTAGAGGAAGTTCAGGAGCAACCTGAAGGACTGCCACCTGAAGTCATTGTTGAGGGTGAAGAAGAGATGGTAGAGGAAAGTCCTCAAGATAATTTTAATGCAAATTTAGCAGAGACTATGGATGAAAGAATTTTAAAATCCATGGCAAGTGAATTAGTACAAGAATACAAAAAAGATAAGGGATCAAGAAAAGAGTGGGAAGAAACTTATATTAGAGGTTTAGATTTATTAGGAACTAAATACACTGATGTAACTAGACCATTCAAAGGTGCATCCAATGTAACTCACCCATTATTAGCAGAGGCAGTCACACAGTTTCAAGCACAAGCTTATAAAGAATTATTACCTAGCGATGGTCCAGTAAGAACACAAGTTGTTGGATTAAACACACCACAATACGAACAACAAGCAGATAGAGTAAAAGAATATTTGAATTATTTGTTAATGGAAGAGATGGAAGAATACACAACTGACATGGATCAAATGTTGTTTTACTTACCACTGGCAGGTTCTACTTTCAAAAAAATTTATTATGATGCAATGTTAGCAAGACCGGTATCTAAATTTATACCTGCTGAAGATTTAGTTGTTCCATATTATGCAACAGATTTAAAAGATTGTGAGAGAATTACACACGTAATTAAAATGACACAAAATGATGTCACAAAAAAGATGGCAGCTGGTTTCTATAGAGACATAGAATTAACTAAGTCTGACACGACTGAAGATGGACTACAAAAAAAGATGCAAGAGTTAGAGGGTGTAAAGAAAACTGGTCAAGATTATATACACAATATTTTAGAAATGCATGTGGATCTAAATTTAGACGAGTATGGAGATTTTGATGACAAAGCTAAAAAAGTAAAAATTCCTTATATTGTAACTATTGATGAAGGTTCATCTGAAATATTATCAATCTACAGAAATTATAAACCTGGTGATTTAGGTTATACAAGAATAGAATATTTTGTTCACTATAAATTTTTACCTGGGTTAGGTTTTTATGGGTTTGGTTTAACTCATATGATAGGTGGTTTATCACTAGCTGCAACACAATCACTTAGACAATTAATAGATGCTGGTACTCTTAAAAATTTACCAGCAGGGTTTAAGTCTAGAGGCATAAGAGTAAGAGACGATGACCAACCAATTCAACCTGGAGAGTTTAGAGATGTTGATGCACCAGGCGGAAACATCAAAGATCAGTTTTTCAACTTACCTTTTACTGAGCCATCAACGACTTTATTCCAACTTTTAGGTTTTGTTGTACAAGCTGGACAAAAATTTGCTGCAACAACAGATGCAGCTACTGGTAATGATCTACAAAATAGAGCTGTTGGCACTACAATTGCACTACTTGAAAGAGGTAGTAGGGTAATGTCTGGTGTTCACAAACGATGTTACTATGCAATGAGACTAGAATTTAAAGTTTTATCGAGAATTTGTGCAGAATTTTTACCACCAGAGTATCCTTATGATGTTTATGGTGGTCCAAGACAAATAAAATCGACAGATTTTGATAATAGAGTTGATATTTTACCTGTGGCTGATCCAAATATTATGTCTATGGCACAAAGAGTGACCTTAGCACAGACACAATTACAAATTGCACAAACAAATCCACAAATTCATAACATTCATGAAGCTTACAGACGTGTTTATGAAGCGTTAGGCACAAAACAAATTGAAACTTTGTTAAAACCTGCACCAAAACAACCTGAACCGATGGATCCAGCTAAAGAAAATGCACGTGCATTGCAAATGCAGTTACTAACTGCCTTTGAATTTCAAGATCATGATGCACATTTGACTGCACACATGGCTTTTATGAACTCTAGAATGGTACAAATCAATCCAGCGGTATATGCATTGTTACAATCACACATTTCTGATCACATTTCTTTCAAAGCAAGAGCAGAAGTTAAGTTAATGATGTCTGATGATCAAGAAATGGCACAAATGCAACGTGAAAATCCGCAAGCTTTTCAAATTATTTTTGATTCTGAAGTAGCAAAGAAAGCTGCTCAAATTACAAATGAATTAGTACAAGCAGAAATGAAAGCTAATGCTGCTAAACAAGATCCATTAGTTAGAATTAAACAACAAGAAGTTGATTTAAGAGCTATGGACATGCAAAGAAAAGCTGAAGAGACTAGATTGAAACAAGATTTAGAAAATCAAAGAGCTGGCGCAAGGTTACAATATGATTATGATAAACTTCAGCAACAAGATGAACAATCTGATGAAAGATTACAGGTAGCGAGGGAAAAAATTGCCAAAAAATAAAGATCCAAGAGTTGGCACAGGTAAAAAACCTAAAGGTTCAGGTAGAAGACTTTATACTGACGAAAATCCAAGAGACACGGTAAGAATTAAATTTGCTACACCAGCAGATGCAAGTGCAACTGTGCGAAAAGTAAAAAATATTAACAAACCTTTTGCTAGAAAAATACAGATTCTCACAGTTGGTGAGCAACGTGCCAAAGTCATGGGCAAATCAAGGGTAGCAGCAATATTTAAAGCAGGTAAAAATGCAATCAGAAAGACGCAACGTTAGAAAAGGACTAAGTGGTGGAGTCAAATTTGGGCCACCGCCCAAAAGAGGACCAAATCCGCAAGGTTTACAAATGATGAGGTCTAAAGATGGTAAAAAAAGGCTACGAAAATCTATCAGAAAAAAATAAAATAATATTTTTAGCTGGTGTTTTTGATGGAGAAGGAAGTTTTGGCATTTGGTCAAAATGGAAGAGGCAAAAATACTTAGCATGCTCAGTTGAAACGACTGATAAGGATATGGTCACTAGATTCTATGAATTTTTTGGTGGTTGCATGTACCCCTGCAAAAAAAGACAGTCTCATCACAAAAATACTTGGAGATGGCGTATCAACGGTAAGGGGGCTAGAACTAGTTTAGATAAAATGATAAGTTATATGTGTAAACGAAGACAGGAGAAATACAATAATGTGGTTGAGTGCCTTAAAATTAGCAGTTAGCGCAGGAAGTAAAATATATGCTAACAAGCAGAAGACGAAGATGGCAATGTCTGATGCACAATTGATGCACGCTGAACGTATGGCCAAAGGCGAAGAAGCTTACCAAGGTAAACTTTTAGAAGCTAGGCAATCA